ACCTTGTAATGGGAGAGGTATGGTTCTCGTAAACAACTAAATCAAATCAATATGGAAATGTTCTATGACTTTTGTGGCACTTTTGACAAGCAGTTAAAAGCTGACTACCGTAAATCAAAAATGAAAAAGAAGGGCGTTACCTTCTCGCAGTTTTGCGTTATCACCTTTGCCAACTTTATGGAGGAGGCAAATCAAGCACTTAACATTAAACCCAAGAAAAATGGTACTCGTAAAAGCAAAATGGCTAAGGTGTAGGGCGTGCAAGCGCCTGTTCACGCAGACCATCTATAAGAAAAAGAAAAGTAAACCCGAGTGCCCACATTGTAAAAAGATTAATTATGATAGTTCAGACCATACACGAAATCTTAAATCCGTTTGATGTAGAGACCCCTATCGGGACAGGCACAGCCCTGTTCCTGATAGCAGGGTCAATTCACTCAAACCCTCAGTTTATCGTCCGGCTGTACAATGGAGGAGCTGTACGGACTATTGACCAAAACGACATCACCATCTATGGCAATCCAATGGACGGGCGTGGGTGGGATATTAAACCACCGCATTTATGAAAGAAAGATTCAATTTACTTGGCGAGTTTATGTACTTCATATTTGTCGCCATCCCTGTGTTCGTACTGACAATCTCAGCGGTGTACATAGGCTTTTTTTTCTACGACATTTATCACCTAATAAAAAAGATTAGGAAATAGTAAATCTTTATACTAATTTTGTACTAAATCTAATCAAATTAACAATGAAAAAAGAAACATTTATCAACAGCGGTCGCATCACCGACCTCAAGACATTCCTGAATTTAAGACCCAATGAAAACCTGCAGTTCGACTGCACAGACGTTGTTTTGTATGAGGGCGGACACTACATTCAAGTGCTCAAGACAGGTCACTTCTTTTATGATGGGTTCGGAGACAAGAAATTGGATAATGTAGAAGAATTTATGTGGAAAAAAATTGACATTAATTAAACAAATTAACTTATCTTAGCAGACCTAAATCGAATCAAATGAAAAGTGACATCTTCTATCAGTACGTGGAGAGAATCACAGAGCTGTTCAGAATCCCCAAGGAAGAGCTCTTCTCCAAATCAAAACGCAGAGACCTTGTCGATGCAAGATACTTGCTTTACTACCTATGCTACAAACGTCCGATGAGCCTGATCTATATTCAAAAGTATATGAGCGAGAATGGCTACTTCATCCGACACTCATCAATTATATATGGCATCAACACCGTCATTGAAAAAGTCAAGGAGGACAGCGACTATATGCAAGTCGTTAAGGACATCGAAAAAGCAGTCTTTATTTAATCACTTCATATACCTAAAACTATGGCAAACGAAAACAAATCCGTTTACGGTACGCTGTCGTCCATAAGCGTCAAGGACAAGATCGAAAGGAAGGGAAACCTCGACTACCTGTCGTGGGCAAATGCTTGGTCAATGCTCAAGTCAAACTACCCTGATGCGCAGCGCATCGTGTACGAGAACACTGATGGGATGAACTACTTTACTGATGGCACGAGCTGTTGGGTGAAGGTGGGCATCGTGGTGGGAGGCATCGAGCACATCGACTACCTGCCTATTATGGACTTCAAGAACAATTCAATTCCTCTCGCAAAGCTCACGTCTACTGACGTGACCAAAGCAATTCAGCGAAGCACAGCCAAAGCAATTGCAATGCACGGACTCGGTCTTTCTTTGTGGACAGGCGAAGACCTGCCTGAGATGGTGACTGAATCACCAAAGAAAGCTGCTGCTGAGAAATCCTCAGCTCCTGCCGTAGGCGGTGAGTTGATCGAGCTCAAGAAGGGCACAGCTAATTGGGATGCGGTAGTGAAATATGTTCAGGCGAACAAGAAGCTCGGCATCGAGGCAATTGGGAAGCAGCTCATCCGTAAGTACAAAATCTCTCCTGCACTTAAAAAAGAAATCGCTGAGCTATGCAAGTAATCAACCAACTAAGAGACGACCACGAGTACTATCGTGGCGTGGGTAAAAACTACTTATCCAATTCAGACATCGAGTCACTACTCACCAACCCTAAAGCTTTCCGTCAAGACAGAGGGGACAACAAGAGCTTTGCCGAAGGCAGGCTCTTTCATCAACTCTTACTTGAGCCTGAGAAGGTAGACAAGGTGACGAGCGTAGACGTGAGCAGTCGCAACACCAAAGAGTATAAGAAATTCGTGGAAGAAAGTGGGCTTGACTTCGCACTACTGACCAAGGAGGTGGAGGAAATCCATAACCTTGTGGCTGTAATCAAATCGAACATTGCTTTCTACGATGACATCTACTCAGATGGCAACACCTACGAAGAGCCTGCAATCGGAACCATCAAAGGAATTGAGTGGAAGGGTAAGGCTGACATCATTACAACTGACACCATCATCGACTTAAAGACAACGTCCGACATCAACAAGTTCAAGTGGAGCGCCAAGGCATACCACTACGACTCTCAGTGCTACATCTATCAGCAGCTTTTCGGGAAGCCTCTTGTCTTTTACGTAATCGACAAGGAGACAGCGCAGCTCGGCATCTTCAGACCTACTGAGAACTTCATCAGGGGTGGAGAATTGAAAGTTGATCGGGCTATCGAGGTCTACCACAAGTACTTTGGACCCAATGCGACCGAGGATATTGACAACCATTATATTGACGAAACATTAGATTAAAACCTACAATTATGGCAGAAAATCAAGAAAGAATCTTTGCGGATGGCTTTATCATCAAGCGCAGAGACAATGCACCCGAGTTTGTAATCGCTAACATCAGCGTAAAAGTTGACGAGGCTATTTCTTTCCTACGCAAGTACGAGAAGAACGGGTGGGTAAACCTAAACGCTAAGACCGGCAGGTCCGGCAATCCCTACATCGAGCTCGATACGTTTGAGCCAAAAGGTAAGGGTGGTAGTAAACCAAAAGCAGCGGAGCCCGAAGAAGACGGGAACTTGCCCTTCTAAACCAAACTAAAGAGGGGGTTCAGCCCCCTCTTTTTTTCTCTAAGCTGTGTCAATTTAAGTCTTCCCCTATTCTCTATATATATATCTATATATTATTATTATTCTATAGAATACAGGTTAAAAAAAATATTAACATAATCGACATCACGCTTTGAGTCAATGAGTTACACGACATATTATCGACACAACCTAAACATTTATGACATCACAAGTAACCATATTCCAAAACATTAAGGAGACGAGCACACCCTTTCACAGGGAGGTGAGCATAATCCTTGAGCGTATCAAAGATGGAGCAACCAAGGAGCTTGTCAAGAAGATTCGTGCAGAGAAGCGTAAGGCTGAGCGCAACGAGCTGAAGAAGCAACTGCCTGCCATCTGTTTCAGCGGTACGTTTAACAAGCGTGCAGACACTGCACTGATTGAGCACAGCGGTCTCATCTGCCTTGACTTCGATGGGTACGATAAGCAGAAACTATTATTGAACGACAAGGAGACCTTGAGTAAGAATAAGTACGTCTATTCTGTGTTCATTTCCCCGTCAGGGAGCGGACTAAAGGTGCTCGTTAAGATACCTGCAGATGCAGAGAACCATCAGAATTACTTTAATAGCTTAGAAAAGCACTTTAATTCGCCTTATTTCGATAAAACGAGTAAGAACATTAGTCGAGTGTGTTACGAGTCCTATGACCCTCTAATACACGTTAACGAGAACTCTTCGATATGGGACACCATCGAAGAGCCTGAGTACACAGAGGTGAATAAGCTAAGAGACCAAGCAACCATCCCGATCACGGACGAAAACAAGATAGTGGAGATACTTGTCAAGTGGTGGCAGAAGAAATACCCGATGACCGAGGGGCAGCGTAATCAGAACTGCTACGTCCTTGCGATGGCGTTCAATGACTTCGGGATAAATAAGAGTCTTGCCGGCTACGTCCTAAATCAATACGCAACGGCTGATTTTAGCCTGAAGGAGATTCAAAGGACCATCGACTCAGCTTATCAGAACACAGCTAACTTCGGGACTAAGTACTACGAGGACGAGGAGAGAGTAAACCAAATCAAAGCAAAGCTGAGACGTGGTGTCTCAAAAAAAGAGGTGCGCCTCCAACTGCAGGACTCCAATTTGGATGGCGACACGATCGAAGCGGTACTTGCAAAGGTCGAGGAGGAGAACTCAAAGCAGACCTTTTGGACCAAGAACGACAAAGGGGTCATCAAGATAGTACACATTCTCTTTAAGCAATTCCTCGAGGACTCAGGATTCTACAAGTACTGTCCCGAGGGTGGGAAGAACTACGTGTTCGTGAAGGTAACCAACAACCTTATCGACCATACCTCAGAGAAAGAGATAAAAGACTTTATCCTAAACCACTTGCTTGAGCTTGACGACATAATGGTGTATAACTATTTTGCCGACAACACACGCTTCTTTAAGGAAGAGTTCCTATCAATGCTATCTACTATTGACATCTACTTTATTGAGGATACCAAAGAGGCAGCCTATCTGTACTACAAGAACTGCGCAGTGAAGATAACAAGCGAAGGCATAACATCAATTGACTACCTTGACTTAGGTGGGTATGTATGGAAGGACCACGTTATTGATCGCAACTTCAGTATGTGTAAGGTAACATCAAGGTGTGACTACCGTCAGTTTATCCGCAACATCTGCGGTAATGATAACAGCAGGGTGTCATCAATGGAGAGCACAATTGGATTCCTACTGCACGGATACAAGAACCTTAGCTTTTGTCCTGCAGCCATCCTGAATGACGAGGTCATCAGCGACAACCCTGAAGGGGGTACAGGTAAAGGATTATTTATGAACGCCCTCAGCAATATGAAAAAGGTGGTAACAATTGACGGTAAGAGCTTCACCTTTGAGCGGAGTTTCGCTTATCAATTGGTGAGTGCCGATACGCAGATACTCGTGTTTGATGATGTGAAAAAACACTTTGACTTCGAGAGACTCTTCAGTGTAGTAACCGAAGGGTTAACCCTTGAGAAAAAGAATAAGGATGCGATTAAGATTCCGTTCAGTAAATCACCGAAGATTGCTATCACTACCAACTACGCCATCAAGGGCTCCGGTAATAGCTTTGCCCGTAGGAAATGGGAGCTTGAGTTGCATCAATACTATTCCAAGGCATACACTCCACTCGATGAGTTTGGTAAATTAATGTTCGGGGATTGGAACGATGATGATTGGTGTGAGTTTGACAACTATATGATTGGGTGTCTAAAGAGTTACCTCGACACAGGACTTGTGAAGAGTAGGTTTGTAAACCTTAAGATTCGTCAGCTATCAGCAGAGACAGCACACGACTTTATTGAATGGTGTGGATTAGTGGATGGGCAGCAGCGTAACACCTCACTCGAAACTGATGTAAGGCTGTATAAGAATGACCTATACCACGACTTCATTAACGAGTATCCTGACTACGGACCAAAGGCAAAGATGACTATCAGTAGAACAAGGTTCTATAAATGGCTTGTGTCTTATGCTTTGTATAAGGAGGGAGTAACGCCTGAAGAGGGTCGTGATCTAAATGGAAGATGGATTATTATTCACAAGAAAAAAGAAAAAGATGGAGATAGTTGAGCGTACACCTGCATATTCAGATTACAGTATGTGGAAATACTGCGAACTATTATGCAAGGTAATGGGACAAATGAAAGAGGTGAAGACGGGGCGTGGTAAGACTATTAAGACGACATTCGTGTATAAGTACAAGGATGCTCCGGATATTCTGCCACGCCTCCAACGTAGCCGAGACTATTACAAAAACCTACACGAAAAAGGAGGTAGCCAAGTGGAGTTTAGACAATATCAGAAAGACATTATCGCTTCGGGGTTTACCATACTGCAGGAGCACCGCTTCTTATACCTCGCAATGGAGGTGAGAACAGGCAAGACATTAACAAGTCTCGGCATTGCCAATGAGATGAGAGTTAAGCACGTTCTGTTCATCACCAAGAAGAAAGCAATGAGTAGTATTGAGGAAGATTATGCAATGTTCAACCCATCATTTAAGATGACGGTCATCAACTACGAGAGCTTGCATCACGTAATGGATGATGAGATGTGGGACTTGATCATCCTTGATGAGGCGCACGGATTGGGAGCTTTTGCTAAACCAAGCGAGAGAGCTATAATAGTAAAGGACTTAATTGATAAATGTAGACCAATGGTGATACTGCTGAGCGGTACGCCAACGCCTGAGAGCTACTCACAGATGTATCATCAGGTCTATGGTATACCAAATAACCCGTTCAAGCATTACAAAAACTTCTACCGATTTGCTGACGACCACGTCAAGATTAAGCAGAAAAAGATTAATGGATTGTTTGTAAAGGATTACAGTCACGGAAAGGATAGTATCATTGATGCAATGAAACCATACACCGTCAACTACTCTCAAGAGGAAGCAGGGTTTGTTACTCAGGTAACAGAAGAAATACTTTATGTTACTTTGAAGGACTCAACCTACAATATGATTCAGAAGCTGCAAAGAAATAAGGTGATTGAAGGAAAGACTGAGGTGATACTTGCTGACACACCCGTAAAACTAATGATGAAGGTCCACCAACTATGCAGTGGAACTATTAAGTTTGAGAGTGGAAATAGTATGGTGCTTGATACCACCAAGGCAGAATACATCAAGGAATATTTTGCCGGCTGCAAGATTGGAATCTTCTACAAGTTTAAGGAAGAGTTGTCTGCCCTGCAGTCAGTATTCAAGGATGACTTGACAACTGAGCTCAGTGTCTTTGAAGACACCGATAAGAACATCGCACTGCAGATTGTGAGTGGGAGAGAGGGCATCAGCCTACGCCAAGCTGACTATCTTGTATACTACAACATTGACTTCAGTGCTACAAGTTATTGGCAAAGCAAAGACAGAATGACCACAAAGGAACGTGCGTTCAACCACGTCTATTGGGTATTCAGCAAGAATGGTATTGAGGATGACATCTACAAAGCGGTAACTAAAAAGAAGGACTACACAGTAAATCATTTTAGGAAAGACTTTTATGACGGAACAGCAGATACAGAGCAAGCTGATTAAAGAGCTTGAGGATAAGGGATACTACGTGATCAAGTTGGTAAAGACCAACAAGAATGGCATCCCCGACCTCATAGCTATCCCTAAAAATTCTGACGTAGAGTTCTTCGAGGTGAAGCAAGCCGATGGTAAGGTATCTAAATTACAAGAGTATCGAATTAAAGAATTAAAAAAATATGGAATCAAGGCAACAGTATTTTATGGTCTCAAAAAAACCAAATGAACAAGAGCACACTCAGCGTGTAGTAGAGATGGTGATGGGGGTAAGAGTTGGTGACAAGAACCGGAAGAGGCAGGTTGTAGAAGCAAGAATGATGTTCTCGTCAATGCTTAGAGAGATGGGATATTCTCTCAAGCAAATAGGAGGCGTGTTGAAGAAAGATCACACCACCATTATACACTATTTACGAAAGCTTAAAGAGTTAACCGAGGTGGATAGGTCTCTGTTCAAAAAGTATTTAAGGTGCAGGGAATTATTGATGATAAAGGAAGACCCTGTAAATTTAGAGGACGAAAATGAACGCTTACGCAAACAGGTTGAGTTGCTAAAGATGGAGAACTACCTTTTATCAGAAGAGAAAGCCGAGTTGATCAAGCAGCTATCAAGTGATGATAAGCGTCTACAAAAAATTTTCAAATTGATTGAAGAGAATACACAGCACGGATATGAGGGTGTTGTTGAGCGCAAAATAAAAAAGATGTTTGATGATTGAGCAGGAGAACAAGCGTGCTCAACGCATAGCATATATGACGGAGGGCTTTCACGACATTGTGGCTTCCATCTACGAAAAATTGGTGGACAGGGAATACGACTCTGCTACTCAAGACATCAAGGAACTAATGCGTGACCTACGTGCGACAATAAAACTTATAGAAGATGAAGACTTTTGAAACAGAACAAGACAGACAACGAGAGCAAAAAGCCATCGAGACATTTGTTAAAATGTTTGGTGGCTCATTTCAAAAGCTCGGGCAACAAGATGTTGACTATAGAATATTTGATAAAGAAAAGAACCTTATAGCTTACGCTGAGGTAAAGGGTAGGATACGCCCACTTAGAGACGCTTACCCTTTGCCGGTAGCTGTTTCTAAACTAAGCAAGCTAATTGAAAAGAGGCATAACCCCGTTCTAATATGGGCGTGCGAAGACGGAATTATTTATGGTAAAGTATTATCTCTTGTGGGAGAGGTAAAGTTAGGAGGTCGCCCATCAAGGGAAGGCGCAGCCAATGACGTAGAGATGATGGTCTATTATGAAAAGCAAAAAGGACTAAAGTACGTAAGGTTTACTTAGACTTTTTTTCTTTTCCATAAACAGTGTTACCACCTGACTGCTTCGGTACGTAATTGTATAAGTCATCTTTAATCTCACGCCTGATTCTCTCCTTCTCTTTGCGAAGTTCTTTCTTCATTTCTTCTATGTCGTAGAGGGAGCCATTCGGACCGTACAAATCTTCATACATATCAGGGAAATAACGCTTCATATCCTCTTTACCAATCTTATTCATTGGCTTTTTTACCTCAGCGTTCTCTAAATCTTTGTATAGCTCAGCATTAACAATCTTGCGCACGTCTTTATATAAAGGAATCATACCAAGGTTGCCAAGAATTTCAAGAGGCAAACGGATTTGCTTTTCTTTATCCACGAGCTTACGGGCTGCCGATTCTTTTTTCTCAGGCTCTGTAGCCTTTCTAATTGCAAAGTCAAGAGTTTTAAAAGAAGGTCCAAATGGTCCCATCATATTCATAATCATTTCTTCCGTAACAGACCTCGACCCCTTTCTTTCAGATGGAATAATAGTGTACTGTATTGCGTCTTTGTATGGGTCGTAATCACCATTACGTAAGAAATCAAGATACTTTTGGTTCATATATTCAACCCCTTGATTAACCACAGATTTTGTTGCATTGCCAAAGTTTCGCCCAAGAAACAATGAGGTTGCAGAAGAAGATATAGCTTGTCCTATTTTCTGCATCAAAGTTTTCTCATCGTCTTCTTCTTCGTCATCAACAAACAAGTTTACAAATCCCTGAGATAGCAACTGCATAAGCAATGTATACAAAGTCATCCTTGTAGCAACACCGGCAAGTATAGCAGCGCCTTGCTTCTTTGATATGGAGCTGTTTCCAATAGCAGCCATTATTCCGGTACGTGCAGCAGAGTATTCGTACATCAAAAAGTGAGTCATAAAGTTGTTGAACAGATTGAAGGCTCTAATGAAACCGCTTTGGTTTGCTTTAGGCGTGCCCTTGAGTATGCCCATATAAGCATTGTCTGATGCACCAATAAGAACAGCCTTTTCGTCAGCGTATATACGAGCTTTTTCAATAGATTCTTCATTTGCGGACATATACTTTTCGTCATTCGATCCTATTTTTTCAAGGTCTATTTCTTTCCCTGACACTTTTTTAAATTCGTTTGCAAAAGCGCCAAACCAAATTGGTTGCATTACCATTTTATCGGGGCTTGACATTATTGAATCAGCCGTAAGTTCTACAACATTCTGATATTTCTTAAAGGACATATTGTAGATTTGGTTAATCTTATTTGCGACATCACTCTTGGCTCTACTTCCCCTTAAACCACTTGCTTGACTTAAGACAGACGGGTCAATCATTCTACCGCTCATAGTATTATGAGGATAAATTCTTTTTGTAAGCTTGCTTTTCACATTAAACATTATGTTTGGAGCGTCAGCAGAAAGAATAATATCCCTATATGAAGCACCCTTTTTAAAATCTTGAGGAGCAGCAATAACAGCCATCCCAACATTTGATGAAAGCTCGGCAGCAAACCTTGGAAGACTTGCAAGCACGGTGCGGTATCCTTGCTTTGCTATAAAGTTTATAGCATCTTCTGTAATAGAGGTAGACACAAAGTTATTTGTAAGCATATTTTTTGTAGCTTCCTCAAATGCGTTGTCAATAGAGTTTAATATATCACGCTGTTTTTTGGTAGCCTTTTCTTTTTTCAAAACCTTCCTTGCTTCTGCTAAAGCTTTACGAGATGTGCGTATTGGCTCAGTTAAATAGTAATCCATATAAATATACCTTGCACCACGACTTGCAGATGAGAACACATCGAAGTTAAGAGCAGACAATTCTCCGGTACGAGATATTAAAGACTTTGCTCTTGTAGATGGTTTAAGAGATGCGCTATATTCATCAACAAACGCAGGTCCTGATGCTGTCTCCTCGGGTCTAAACTCGTGCAATACGTTGTGATGGACATAATTTGCAAGAGGACTGATTTTATCTCCACGAATTGTAGAGGCTGTATAAATAGCCTTGTCTCTTATGTCTTCATTTATTCCTTGAACAACTTTGATTGCGTTTTTCTCAGCACTATTAAAAGACCTATAAAGCTTCTCGTTGTTTATTTCGATAATTTCTTTGCCATCTTTATCTTTTCCTACAGTTTCCCCGAACTTGTCAAGTATTTCTTGTAAGAACTCGGCATCTCTTTCACCGAAACTTGTCTTGGCTGAATTAATATGGTCAATAGTTTTTTCAAGAAACTTTGCAGCAGAATTTACTTTAGGGTTCCCGGGGTTTGAATTATACTCAAGCTGAAGCAAGTATGTCATCATTCTAAACTTAGACTTCTGCGTCTCGTTCCCGTTGTATTTAAAAGATTTAAACACCTTTTCTTCCGCTTCATCAAGCTTGCTTTTAAGGTCGCTTATCTCTTTGTCGTATCGAGACACCGCATCTGCAGGAGCTTCAAATATGTTATTGAATATCTGCTTTGTTTTAAAGTCACCATAGACTTGGTCGATATAAAACAATGGTTCCCTTCTAACCAACTCTGTCATTCCATCTTTTTTGGTCAGCTTTGCTTTAATCTTTGAGTATATCAAAGATGCGGGGAATGGCTTAGCAGACTGCATTGTTTCTGCTGTGGCTTTCCCCCTGTTTATGCCATTGATTTTTTCTACCATCAACTGTGCATAGTGAGGGAAGTACCCGTTGTTTATGTTGTCGATAACACGAAGCAGGTTGTTTAGCTGAGCATTATCAAGACCTTTTATACCATCGGTCTTGACAAGTTTATTTAATTCACGTGATTTATCTCTTTGGTCCTTTAATGGAAGCCCATCAAAATCAATGCTTGAATCTCTAATAGCTTTAATCAGCACTTTCTTTTCTTCAGCAAGTTCCTCATTTGTTTTTTTAACAGGAGCTTCTTTAGGAATGATTGCGCTTTTATACTTGCGCATAATATCAGAATCTTCCTGACTAATCTTATTAGACTCAACCATTCTCTTAATCGTTTCGGCAAAGTTTATTTTGCCTTCATCGTCTACGACCTTGTTGTCATACTCGTTAAATATTTCCGCAAGGGTCTCAACCTTAAGAGACTCTTCAGCAACGGCATCAAGTATTTCCTCTGTAGTTTCTAATATCTTCCCGTATTCTTTAAGCTCAATCACAGCCTTACGCTGTCCCATCATTTCAACTAAGCCAACATACTTATCGAAGACTGCGTCAGGAATAAGTGTTGGGTTGATTGCGAATAGTTGGTTTAACATTGGCACAAGAGACTCGGATACGCCAAGCTTTTTACCTACGTTTTTCTTTGCGCTTGGTAGCATTGAGCGAATCTTTCCAATTTGTTCTACATAATTAGCGTTCTTAAACACCTTAGCCATATAGTCTACAAACCTGCTGATTGAGTTGGGGTCAAACATATTGACACCGCTGAACTTACTTACAATGGCTGCTGTTTGCTTAGCGGTGATAAATCCTTTATCAGCCATTGTTTTCAAATACTTGACAAGCTCTGCGCTTGTTTGTACCCATAACTTGATGGCATCTTTAGCCCCCTTTGCTTTGTCGGCAAGCTGCTTTTTCAACAGCTCGTACTCAGACATTGTAATCTCATTCACATCTTTAGTCTCACCAAATAGTTTCTGAGGTTTAGGGGCAGCCTTCTCACGCTTGCCAAATCGTTTACGTATATCACGGACCATCTTCTCACGCTGCGTATCTGAGGCTGTCTCATACACTCGTGAGCCTTGCAAATAAGCAATGGCGTTCTGCATTGCCTCCTCATTTGTATTGCCACGCTGCAGAGACTTTCTTACCACGCCCTCAAGCTCAGTCATCATCCTATTAAATCCGGGCAGCTCCATCTCCGTTGTACCCTCCGGCTGAGCTTGCATTGCACGTTGATTAGCAATAGCGTTAATAGAATCAATCACGTCTTGCTCACTGACATTGTTCTGAGCGGCTGCTCTTGAAATCGCTTCTTGTAATGTAATACCCGTAGAAACAAGAGCCTTTACAGTTTTGATTATAGCTTTCATAACCGGTATGGCTATGTTTATACCGGCAGTCTCACGACCAAACTTAGTGAGGTCGTTGTCAAGCTTATCTAAGAAATCTTTTACTTTCTCAAGGGTCGTAGCATCTTTTGTATCTGCGGTCATCAGGTCTTCCTCAACAGCAGGAGCCATATCACCTGTATCTGTCTCGTCAATTTCGTAGAACTCTGCCGGCAATAGACCAATCTTTTGATCGGCAAACTTAAACTTCTCGTATATCTGCTCCTCAATCTTGCGAGCCTGTGAGTATAGTCCTTCTTCACGAAGGTCACGAGCTTGCTGACGCAGCTCTTTTATTGCGTCATTTTCTCCTGAGAAGTTAACGTATGAGTTTTGACCACGTGTCTCTGTGGTCATAGCTGCACGTGCAAGTGGTGAGTACATACGGGCGTGGACATTCCAAGCGTTCTCCTCACCTTTTGGACCAAATGAGTTGCCGAGTTCAGCGTGTCCAAAGAAATCGTGGATGGCACGGAACACATCATTAACGAGCATTGTCTGCCCGTTCACATCTTTGAATCCTGAATCTCTTAATAGTGGGTTTTCTGCACGCTGCTCTTCGGTAATGGCAGCATCACCAAATCCTGACTCGGTAGAAAAGATTTTCATACGTTGATTATTTCTCAGGTCGTCAATCATCTCCTGAGAATTAGCGTATGGTTCTTCGTTATTTATTTCAACAACATAACCGGCATCAAGGAAATCCTGATACTGATCAAGGGTTTCCTCAGCCATCGCTTCGTATGCAGCTCTGACCTGTGGGTCAGTTGGATTGTGCTGCATAGCAGCAAACGCATTGGCTATCCGCTTTGCTCTTGCTTCGTCTAAGCTTTGCGACCCTTTATACCTCGGTCTTTTTTTGCCGAAAACTCTTTGATAATATCTATCCGCAATTTGCGCAACTCTCTCGAGGGGCTTATTGAAAAGTCGGTTGCCGGGACTTGGCTTGAAATACTCTCCGCTATCAATGCCTTGGAACTCGGCATCCCTCCTGACTGCATCTTCGACTGTCTGAAGAATGTTTTGCCCACTCGGTCCAAGTTCGGACCCTTTAGCCTTAATTCTTCCAAGAATTTTTTTCCTGCTTGCAATGCCAACTCTTCGGGAATCGACCGGACGGAAGTCTTGTTGTTCATAATTTATTCCTTTTGATTTAAGTAGTTCTACAAATGTACCAATATTTTTCTGTAATTGTGGGTCAGCAAAGTCTAACACATCAATAAAAGATACCTCACCTGTTTTCTCGTTGATACTAAAGTCAGTAATGCCTGCTTCTTTGAGTGCATCAATTGCGCCATCTACGTCAGATACTTTAACGCTATACTCGTTGGCGTTGTGGTTCTTACCATCCTGCTCAGTGTACTGCACAGCAATGGCTGCCTCTTGTACTTGTGGAGCAAAGGCGCTTACGAGAGCTGCGTATTCCTCAGCTTGCTCAATAGTTGCACCTTCAAGCTCTACAGCGTTTGATATTTCTACAATCCTATCTCCCTTCTTGTTCTCGTACCCACCGATAAACTCAAAGACGTTTGTCTTTATACCAAGAAGATTGCCAATATCTGCAAGCGTTTGTAAATATGATTTGTAAGCAGGAGATTCTCTTAGTGCTGCAGCTTCAACAGTTGAGCCAATCTGCGTGTCAAAGAACGGAGCAATATTAACCCGTGTCTTTGAAGACACTTGTGGCTCACGATACATCGTGTCCTTTATGGTAAAGTCTTTGTTATCCCCTTTGTTTTCTACGAAGCCAAATCTTTTATAGAAGTCAGTCAGTCTTTCAACCGACTCACCGCCAAAGTCTATTGATGGAGTGAGAGTTACTTTTACTTTATTCTCATCAGCGTAGTTGACAATGTCCTCCATCACCTGCGTTCCAATTCCTGTACCACGCTGCCCTTCAGGTATTACAATTCTTGAAAGACTAAGGTTGCCCTTATCCAAACTACCTAACAGGTCCACTTGAACACCATATTTCTGCTCGAGCTGAGTAGAAAAATCAACAGGCTTTACTTTTTCTTGCGGGACACCCTCTTCGGTAACGCCTTGAGGTTCTGCTTGTTCTAATGCCTTTAGTTCAGCATCATATTTAGCGTTGATTGTATTTAAAAACTCACCATTAACCTTATTGTCTATTTCTCCTGACAATCTTGCTTTTAAAAACTCTCTAAATGCAGTAGGGGAATTACTTACTGATTGAACAAATCCATTAGTTTGTAATAATTTTTGAGTTCTATCTACATCTAATCCACGTTCTTTAGCCGAATTGATAATCATTTCTGCTTCTTCAATTTCAGATTCTGTTAGTTCTGTATTTTCCCCATCACGATTGTACTTTACAAGAGAGTTGGCTCTTCTTCCTTCATATCTATCTAACTCCTCTTGTCTTCTTCTCTCTATATCATTTATTTTTTCTTGACCTTCTTCGGTAGTGACTTGAGGTTCTGTTTGGGGTTTTCCTTCCTCCACTTTTTCGCTAACTCCGGGTGTTGGCTGTACAGGTACTTCACCTGCTGCTTGCTTTTGAACGGCATCTTGTTGTATGGTTTTAATTTGTGAACGGATAGCTGCAGCCCTGTCTTTGCCGGACTGTGTCTTATTTTCTTCAAACTTCTTTAATTCTTTTTCAAGTTCTACTAATTGATTAATAGTAGTTTCATCCGCATTTGGATTAGCTTGCTGAACTTCTTTTTTTATTTGTCCTGTAACAATTTTGTCTTGTATTTTAAGCTTACGACCTTCAAAGTCATTAGTAATATCAATCTTTGTCTTAACCAATTGATCAGGAGTCATAGTATTAATAAGCTCATCAACTTGATTAGCGTCTACTTTTTCTCCATTCACTTTGAATGTTGGCTTAGCAAGTCTTGATTGAATGGTAGACCTTATACCACCGGGTAATTCTGCAATACCTTCAAGAGTAATTTCAGACACGTCCATCTCTTGACCTATTGCTAATCTTGCAGTAGCTTCACCAACGGAACCTCCAACCGCCTCCACTGCTGCACCTGCGCCCGTAGCTTTTGTGAGAGTGCTTTTTGTTACAGCACCGGTTGTAGTTTTGGCAACACCTTTTTCAATAACCTTAGCGCCAACACCGGAAGCAAGCTTAGCTGTTAGAGCATCAACAGTACCAATAATAAGACCTCTTGCTATAGCCTTATTTCTTATTGAGCTTAGTTTATTTGGGTCTTCAAGTATTTGCCTTACATTTTCTTTTGTCATTTCTTTTCCACCCAACTCCTCCTCCAATAGCTCACCAAATGTAGAACCTGCCTCAACAACACTGCTTGCTAATCCAAATGCGTAAGGCAGAGATGCGACTGCTCCCGTGTAAGCACCTGCTGCTCCACCAACTACAGTACCAAGCCCGGGTACAACTGCAGTACCACCCCCTGCTCCTGTAGCTGCTCCTATTGATGCACCTGTGCCTATTGCCGTAGCACCTGCTAATAGGGCATCGCTATTGGTAGCCATTGCAGTAAGAGAACTCGTAATCAATTCAGCAAATACAGTGGGATTGGTGGCTAATCCTTTTACTACTCCCCAAAAACCTTTTCCTTCTTGCTCATATATCTTTTGGTAATCTCGCATCTCTTTTGATGGTGCGAGAGCTGCAAGGTCTTTTCTTGCATTAATAAATTTTTGTATTTGCTCAGGAGTTGCTTTGGTCCCTTTTAATAATAACTTATCAGCTTCTTCGGCTGCTGTTCCTTGACGATAACCTTGGGCAACACTGCGTGCCATATCATCAATAAAGTCTCCAATTCCTATCGGAGAGTATTCATCAATTTTTCTTAATACATCACCAAATCCTCCTTGAAAATAATCAACTTCATCTTTTCCTTCAATTACAGGAGCCTGTTTTTTTACTACAGGCATAGGCATTAATTGCTTTGTAGCAGTAGATTCAGCGACAGCTCTTTGTGGTTCAATTTTTGACAAGTCCGATAAACCACCTGCCGAAGGTAATACCGTAGTGACTTTTTTTTTAGAAGGCTCTTGTTCTGTTACTACTGCTTGAGGAGCGATAGATGCAGCGGACAAATATTGTTTAGTGAAATCAGTCTTAGGTTTTGTGTATAAACGGTCACGAGTTAATACTCCGTATACTTTATCTTGATAAGTGGGGTCTTTAATCTTTTCCTTGAATACTTCATACCCTTGAGTAAAGTATCCCTTTTCTACAAGTAAGTCGTATAGTTTCTGTAACTCGTCCATTTGGTTATTTTTGTTCTGTTAATCCAATTCACCCTTTAAGATACCTTTACCCTGAAGATTTTTTAAGAATATAATTTGATCTTCAGGAGTAGCCCCCGAAACATTTGATAGCATAAATCGTTTTATATTTTCGGCTGCTTTTGCAGGATTGCTTAGGTATATTGGAGAAGATGATTTACCTTCTGCATTTGTTATGACAATTGCATCGGAACCAATTACAGCTTCTCTAACGCTAAACCCAAGCTCATTAAACTTAGTTTCATTGGCAGATATGAAATATTTTTCGTTTGTGGGTTGGTCTGCACCTGCCGCATCTTTGCCTGTAAATGTAGTGTTTAAGTGGTCTGCGTATGCTTTGTTTGGGTCTCCCGATTTCTTAGGACCTGTTGAAGTTGCCTTTGCTTCACCTGCTTGGAATGTAGTTGTCTTAGTTTGAAGCGCACCTTTAACTACTTCGTTTACGTCAACTGTTCCTCCAAGAAGCAGAGGAGCTCCTGAACGTACAAAGTCTTGCTGAGTCATCATCTCTCCGGTGTTAGCGTTCTTGAATGGTATAGACTTGGTTGACCCGTCATTAAAGGTAATGCTAACGCCATCATTATTTCTGCTGATGTCTTTAACATTTGGCATACCATAGAAGTGGTTGATAGCTGCTTGTTGTTCTGCAGGTGTACCACTATACAATTTAGCCAACATATTTCCTGACGTTTGAGCGTTCTTCTTTTGGTCACCTCTTTCGTAAACGTATTGAGGAGCATACTCTTTACGTGGCTGACTGAATGGTTGCACCTCAGTCTTCTGCTCAAGCATACTACGAAACTTGTTCTTAGTATATTCTTCAGCAGTTTTATATTGTTGTTTTCCGTTTGGTGTACTTTCAAAGTCGGGCTGAAATACCCCGTTTGTTTGAGACCATAAAATATAATGAGAGCTTGACTTGGCTACATTAACATCTGTTGTAACCTGATACGCTTTCCCTGATGTAGGGTCAATGCCGCCCGTCCAATCAAAAAGAATTGAAGATACGTGCAATGGATTGGAAAGCTGTGCGTCTATGATTAACTTCTCTGTTTCTATGTATTTATCAGCAGCTTGTTGTCCTGCTTGACTAAGTCCTTTTCTTTTAGTAGGGTCAGTTACTTTGGTAAGAAACCCTGTTTGGGTGGAACTACCTGTAGAGGTTATGACTTCATTTACAACGTCTCCCAATAATTTTGATTCCGCTTCAAGGGCTTCATTAAGTTTATACTTATCAATCTTTTCTTTTATACGATTACGCAGTTGGTTAACCGTCATATAATTATCGGGACCTTCGGCAAGAGTTCTCACACCGTTTTTATCCACCATCTTGCCAATGCTGATAGCACCGGTAGTCGGATTTATTAAAGCTTTGGTTTGACTAAGATTTGCAAACCCCTCAACCATTGCCATAAACTGCGTTTCAGCCTCAGAGCTTTGGTCTTTTTGTCTACGCTCTGTCTTTACTGAAAACTCTTCTTGATATTCTTTAGCAAGATCAAACATTCTCTTAGTACCATCTTTGCTATTTTGACGAATAAGGGCATAATCTTTTGGCTTAAGCTGACCCGACTTTAGAAGTCTATCAGTAAGAAGCCTATACTGCTGCATATCACCCGAATAGTCTGTGATGTATTGATTAACTTCATCAGACATTCCCTGTGGTGCGTTCTCAAGTTCCTCACCAAATTGACGAGACGCATCATCGAGCGCTTTCTTTTTTGCCTCACGAAGTAAAGCCTCTTGCTTTAAGGTGTTTGTCAATTGACTACCAACCTCTGACCAATCTATTTGATTCTTGGCTTCCCGTTCAGCGTATTTGTAATATGTTGCCATTCTTATTTATCTTTTATTCTACAGGACCAATAGCTCCTACCCCCGGTATAGATTGAGTATATATCCCTGTTGGGTTAAATGATTTCATCAAACTTTTCAAATAGTCAGGACTAAGACCTCCCATAAAAGCTTGAAACTCTAATGGATTCATTACACCAACTCCTGCTAATTGACCGAAGGTTGGAGTTTTAGCACCAAATGCAGCGAGCTGTTCTTGAAATTTTTGTTGAGTAAGACCTGCTTTCTCTGCGGCTTTTGCTATTTTACCAAATTGTTTTGCTCCTGCAGACTTAGAATATAAAGGAGCCATACCTGCTACTTGACCTGCTGCACTTACCACTCCCTCCATTGCTTGTTTTGTTGCAGCCTGAGACCTTGTTTCAGCTTCTCTTGCTCTTAACTGAGCCCCTTCAACTTCTGCAAGATCAAGACCCATTCCTACATCACGAAGTCTACTTTCTTCTGCTGCTACAAGTTTGTCAAGAGCTTGCATCTCACCACCCATTTGAGTAGCAATATCACGCTGTGCTCTTTCAGCACCTAAGAACACACGTCCTGCAGTAGCTGCTGCTCCACGCTCACTTTCTTTAGCTGCCTCAATTGCTTGCGCTGCGGTAGATGTTACTGCTTCACGTGCAAGCTCATAGGGTTCCCTCTGAATACCCAACTGCTCGTAAAAGTTTACGTCAAGTTTTTTACGAGCATCAGCCATAAATTTTTTTGCATCTGCTTCAGCTTTTTTCTGAATCTTACGTTGTTTTGATGCCTGAGAAAAAGAAGCTGCGGTTGTACCTGCTGTAGCCGCTAATCCTATTCCTGCTGCAATTGCTGTAAATCCTGCCATATTACAATACTTTAATTAGTTCACCTATGTACCCGTCTCCTAAGATATACCCTAATTCTTTATAGGTATCCTTAAGCCCCGGGTGTTTAATCAGAGCGTAGCAATATCTATGCCCTGTATTTCTACAAATATTAGTCAATGTTTCGACTAACAATTTTATTGCTTCACTTCTCTCAGGCTTTTTCTTGTACTCCTTATTGGAAATAATCCAATCAACCCACGCCACCTTTGAGTTAGTGGTATATATAAACCCTGCACATATCGGCTCCTCACCATCAAGAACCATTATACCACCCTTGCCATCGTCCGGCAAAAAATCTCGTTGAGCAGGCTCCCATCCCCAATCTTTCCACCACCCTACTAACGTAGAATCATAATCATTTTCGTTCAATGGTCGTATAATTAATGCCATCTATACAAAGATATTGAAAAATTAAGGATAACTTTTCATCACTTCTGACTCTACGGCAAAGAGTTCTACCTGACTAACACTATTGTTTTCAAGGTTGAAAACGCAGTAGTGTCCGAGGACCCCGTGCGATTCTGCCACAGCGTTTTTAATGAACATTATATACGGGTTCTGTATAGCCGGGATTGTTGCCCCGGGTATAGTCGTGTCTACGGTAATCCTGTTAAGGTTTGATGGGTAGTTGACCTGAATATTGGTTACTTTCCCAAACAACAAAGGAGTATTATAGGTAGGGGGTAGACTGTAGTACAGCATATCCCCAACGCTTATGATACTGCCAATGGATATAGGGTTTGCTCCAATCGCAAAGTTGACCTGAACAGCAGCTCCTGTTCCGGTGATGGTAGCACTCCTGCCGATACCATTGGTAAGCCTTAAAGCGTACTCTGATGGCTGTGCCGGTGTAGTACCTGCGTTGCGGACAAAGGCAAAGAAAGAAGCTTCCTTCTTCTCAAAATAATTGCTTTCTACAAAACCATCGTCCATTAAATCAGTTACCATTGTAACCGCCCAAGGTGCATCTCCTTCCAAGTTAATAGTCTTAAAAAGCTTGTTTTCAAGCGGAGCCTCATTAAACACACTCTGAATTGTAGAAGCATATTGAACCCCATAGAAGTTATTACGTATGTTGTTTACGTTGTGTCGGTACAGGTTTCCCCCCTTAAACGTATAGAAATAGTTGTTCATCCCAATCATCCAATCAGGATGAAAGGAATAGAAGGACGCCCATCCTTCTACCCCTTCGCTATATGTTAGTGTATAGTTAGGCATTTATTAACATTGAATTGCTGAAGAAGAAACAATAACACCATTTCCATCCAAATCCCAATTCTGTGTAGGAACAAACGCATATATCTCTGTGACAGGAGACTGCAATGCTGCATCCCAACAAAGAACACAACCCGGAGCCAAGGTTGAGCAGTCAGAATAAAAAGTTTTTGGATTATTATCTGCGTCACCGCACGCAGCACCTTCGTTTATGTTGCTAACTCCACTGCTTCCGAATGAATAAGATGGTGTACAAGTCTCGCATATACCTGTAACAGTAGCTACAGGGTTTCCTAATGTAACACTAACCTCAAGGTAATATCCTCCATAGGAAACAAAGTATGTGCCGGTAGAAGCTGCAGAGAATATAGCTCCTGATAAAGTAGTACAGTTGCAGAACGTAGGGTCATCACCCGTTACAGTTCCCGAAACTAAAAAGTCACAGGCATCTTCTTCTGACGCATCAAAGCCTACCAAAAATTCGTTGTTACAAGATGGACACGAGACTTGAGGAAGCAGTGCTCCTGAAGATTGTTCACGTGAGATTACTCCGTCAGAGTAAAATCCATCAGCCGCAACCGTTGTAAGGTTGGCATCGTCATAAATCACCGAAGCTGCGCTGAGCGATGGTCCGTCTAAATAATAAGTTCCTTGTGTTGCCATTTTATTTTATTTTATAGTAGTAAGCATCCGCAACAAGAGTCAAATGCACTTGTATCGGAATAACAAAGTGATACTTCAGTTCCGCATCCCGGACAAGATTGTTGCGCTTGCAATACTCCTGAGATTTGCTCACGAACAATACCACCCTGAGAGTAGTACCCGTTAGGAGCCTGTGTCGTAAGCGCTGCATCTATATAAATACTTACCGCAGAAGCAAGCGTGCTGCCACCACCTAAGTAGTAACCCTGAGAGGTTGGGCAGTCACAACAAGAATCTGATTCGTTTGTAGCTGCATAGCAGAGTACCGCATAGGCAGGTAAGCATCCGCAACAAGAGTCATTTCCGTCAATTCCTGAATAACACAATTCAAGAGGCAATGAGCTTCTGTAATCCCATATTAAATATAGGTATTGTCCGCTACTTGGTACAGTAAAACTTCCTGTATAATATCCTGCTGCTCCTGTAGGTGCAACAACTGTAGCTGCAGCAAGTAAGTTATTCATACCTACTTGTGTATTAGGATATAGCGTGTTGCTTCTTAAGTACCTGAATTTGTTTGTAGCCGGATTGAAATTAAATGTATCAAACCCTTCTTTGTTTGAAATCAATTGCATTGTTGCTCCCGAAGGTGGAAATCCTCCCGTTCCTTGTGGTCCAATAATAATATTATACTGAGAGACAACAGGACTTTGAGCTGAAGAATCAAATGTAACAAGTGAAGATTGAAGAGGAGATATAAAAGCACCGCTCGTATATCTATATTCATTATGTATGAACTTTCCTGCATCAGGGTTACTTGTCAAACATACGTTTACAATCCCAATCTCATTAATATCCACACAATTAACTACAACATTCACATTAACTGTATCTGTTGCAATAATTTGAACATTTAATTCATTAATACTATTACTGTTTTTATTTATTGTAAGTGTCCCCGAAGTGGTTACAGGTCCTGAAGAAACCACTACGATACCGTATGTTACAATAATCTCAAACTCTGCCGTAGACGATGGGTCTACTGTATATACAATCAAGCAATCACCTACTGTCGTACTCTCAAACTCAACATCATAATCTCTGTTTGTTCCGGCTTCAATAGCAAAGTCTTGTTCAATACCACAACTGTAAATGATGGGAGGAATAGGGACAGTTCTGTCGTTTGTTGTAAGAACATACTCATTCATATACGGATCAAAACCTCCAAGCTTTTGAGTATTGAACGATTCTATAAAGTTATCTCTAAACCAAGTCCGCATCCCTTGCTCAGATACCACTCTTAGTTGGTCTGTGCTATACGAGTTTCCGATAAGCTGAAGCACAGCTCCACGTTTTACGTCAGTGAAGAATCTATAGTATCCCCATTGTACATAGCTTTCAGGATGGAAGCTGATGCCATACTTCTCTACACGTGCAATCTGAGTACCCAATACTTCAGGCACAGAGGTTATAGCACCACCGGCAGCGGCATCTGAGAGTAAGTTCTTACCTGCAAGTACGTATGAAATCTTGTCCTCTTGAAGAGTAAGCACATCAGTCTCACGTCCGTCTAATTTATAGATTGGACCAAAGGATACCTCTAAGTATTTATAGTTAAGAAGCCCTAAGTTAAACTCATTAAGTTTATTAACATTTGACTCAAAGTTATACACACCGCTATAGGTGATGTCTGCAAAGCGTCTTACCTGTCTGTAATCCTGAGCCGATACTGACGTTACACGATTACCAAGGTTAAAGGTTTTACCGATAATTGAGTCACGAATCTTATAGCTCTCTGCACCATTACCAAAACAGAAACAGTTAAAGAACTCTGTATCTACTATGGCAGGTACAGAAGATGTTTGGTTTTGTACGTTACCTAAGTGTCTTCCATTAGCATCAATACCAAAAGACAAATGATTTTCAAAGAACACGTCAGGAAGTGAATCAAGTGGCTGCGTCTCAAATATCAAAGTGGTCTCTGCCCTAAAAACTTCAATGTTTACAGTAACTGATGACCTACGCTTCTCTCTTGACAAGACACCACCACAACGGAGAGTACCGCTTACAATTAAAATAAGTTTATTGCTGTTGGGGTCTCCTGAAACAGTAGGGTATCTATAGAATCTGTAATAGTTTGTGCATAGTGCAGTTGAGATGTCCGTATTGTTTGATGCAAGCGTTGGTATAAATTCATTTTCAATAGGACATTCATTGCCACCCACCTCCTGATCTCCATCATCGAGTATCTGCTCTACGTTATCTCCAACCCACCAATCTTGCATATTATCATAATTGGCAGAAGCGACAAGCGTTTTTTCTAAAGTATAAATACGTCTTTCACAAGCACCATTACCTTGACCAACCCCAAGACGCTGAAACTTAAAACTCATCTTGATACGACTGCCTGCAGGAACGGTATAGTCCACCCACGCATTTGTTGCAGTATCAAACCTGTTCATTGGGTAGTTCAAGATGGGATATTCTCCTGCATCATTTTGATCTACCTGCTGAGTGCCGGGAGCAATAATTGCAAGTTCGTCCTGAACAACTGCAAAACTGTTTGGATTAATCTTCATATATACCCCTGATGGCACAGGTATATTTACAGCAGGGTCAAGCTCACTTGGTATCTCAATAAATCCTGCCTGCTTGGCTTCTTTCTCAAGCACTGTTGCGTATACACAACTATTAGTTGGTCCACTCGTGTCAGCTTTAACAATAAGCCTATCTCCTTGCTGAACCTTGCGTGCGTTCTCTCCCTCAAGCAAAAAGTATGCGTTATTACTTTCAGGGTCATCAAAGAAGATACTGCTATATATGGTATCATAGCTTTCCTCGTCAGGCTTAATAACAAACTTATATCTTTTTGCCCAAGCAGGAGCTATCTGTGTTGTAGGTATCGTAACCCTTATAGAGTTCTTGGTATCAGATGCAGAGCAAGGGACATTCACTGTATTATTTGGACTTACCAAAGCTGTAGTTGAACGATTAAAATCATCCATATACACAATACCAATCTCATATCCTCTATTGCTATGCAAGCTTCGAGGAGAGTTTATTTTCTGATAAAAAGCTTCAGCAAAGTTTACAGACAAATACTCATATACGTTAAACGTAGGCGTAGTTGTGTTGTCAACATACCGCATAGCAGGAAACTGAAAACCAATTATCTGACTTGCAGGAGTTGTAATAATTTGAATTGGTTGACCTGCAGAAGCGATACCACTTTGAAACTTTATTAGCGCATCTAAGTTATTGGGTAACGCACAGTTAAACTGATCTGTAAATGTTATGCCATTACAAGAGTTTGCTACAGGTTGAATATTTGCAACAGTTCCTATGACATCTTGAAAAGCTACACTTGTAGCCATTTGATACACGGAGGTATAATTAGTTGGCAGCGTAAATGTTAAAGTGAGGTTGATGTTTTCACTCGTCTCTGTAGGGAATGGTGTACTCCCTGCAAATGTATTGTGAGTTAGTCTTACGTCTAAGGTAATTGAAGAGCCTGCAATTAAATCAACACCTGTAAGATTAATGTTTACAGTAGCATTTGGTATTACTTGAGCGCTTCCAAAATTATATATACCAACAACTGTAGTGTCGGGTAAAGAAGTAGTGCCAACTAATTCAGATATAAGATTAGTCGTATATTCAAACTTTGTAAAGTTTCCGTTTTTATCAATCAAGTCATACCCCTCGACATAGTTTCCGTACATCAAACGATTGCCCATAATAGTTTGAGCTCTTGAAAGAAGCGGCACATTATCGTAAAGTCTAAGAAGTTCAGACTCGGGAAGAACTGTAAATATCTTACTGTTGCTAAAAGTGTATGTATAATTAGTATTGTTTGCGAGACCAAGCTCAGCTTTGTCAAGCTTCTCAATAACCTTAACAATACTCGTACCTGCCTCCTTAAATAAAAGGTCAATCCCTTTGACAAGTGAACCACCTGTATTGTATGTGAGTATGGCTGTATTGTTTATGTTAACCATACCCTCATTGAGGTAGCTATTAATACTAAACTCAAATGGGTTTGGTGTAAATGCAGGAGCAGACCACTGAGAGGTTGCTGAATACTCGCCATCCTCGTACCTATAGCGATATGCAAAACAGATGAACCTCGTCTCCATAAAATTCTCTTGCTGACCGGTTCTTATTTCACGAACAGCAGGAGCTAATACAGGCGGTTTTTTAATTACAAGCAGAGACTCTGCAGTAAATTGGTCTATGTTGGCTACGGGATTAGGATAGTTCCTTCTTATGTTAAAAAAACGTGGAGGATTGTAGTTGTCAGTAAAGAATATCAACTGATCAATTAAATCTACACCCGTAATTAAGTACTCAGGGTTAAAGTTTAATGTAGTATTTATATTACCACCATCATTAATGCTTATTACGTGGTAAGTAAGAGCATTTTGAGTTGTGTTGTATGACACAATCATATCAAGTTTTCCGGTAGCTCCAACCGGGAAATTTGGGTCGTGAACAAACCAAAATATTCTTTCGTTTGCACTATCATCAATTGCGCCAATACATTTTGCGTTTGCACTAAGAGGAGTATTATTGATATACTTTAATTGAGTAAGTAATACGTTCCCTTTTGCGTTTTCAATTACACCAATCTCAGCCTGTTCCGTAGAACCCATACGGACGTTGAGTGCATCAATATACTCTCCGTTTGGAACAAGTCGCTCGTCTACGACCTTGTTCATTCTGCCTGATATGAAGTTCCTTGTTATGTTTGGCATATTATTTCAACCACTTGTCCATACCACGCAGATTCATAAGAAGTCTGCCCGGATGAATGTTACTCATTCTAATTTTTGCATTGCGAAGTAAAGCTGCCTTTTCTTTACGAGCACGAGCAACGATGTACTCTTGCACACCAAGTTTAGAATTTAGTATCTCGTATTGAATATATGCGTAGATATACTTCTCAAATAATTTGTTTACACTTACGATTGAATCATCGCCATTCTCCATACCATCAGAGATGTACTCGAGAATAACAGACTGATTATACATATCAGAATTAAAGTTTATTACACCCATCCTCTGATCAATAGCAAATGTTGGGTTGAAGTTTGCGGTCTCGGTATTCAAGCCATAGCGCTCACCGAGGCTATAATCAAAATACCAAACCCCATCAATATTCCAACCAAGCTGCCCATTATACCTGCTTTGTGGATTTAAGTAAATGCTTTTCTTTATACCATCCAATCTCTGCAAATCAATCTGAGAGAATTGAGGAGATATTGCGTTGCCATCTTGGTCAAATAATATCGTACCTGTTTGATCCTGCAGATATGCAAGAGAAGAGAGTATCTGAATATTCTCTGTAAGTGGTCTTAAGTAACCATCTTTGTACAGGTTTACTCTCACCCAATTTACGTAGTCTGATGGAAAAATGTAGCGAAGCGTATCGTCAACTGTAAGTTGTAATACTTTTATTTGTTTGAACGCATCGTAGTTGAGCTCCTGTATCGCACGTTTTGCGTGAAATAAAATCTTGAACCGCTCTTCATTATTTACAAGAGAGTGATTACCGGCATACATCAACATAAAATTGTTGACAATATCAAACAGACTTACATACTGATACGAACCCCAATTAACATCTGTTGGTGGTACACCGTTATTCTCGTAATATTTATATTGAGTAATGTATGCCATAATTATTGCGATTGTTTTTGTTCTTCAGCAGCACCAAATTGAACAGCCATTATCTCACGAATAGACATACCTGCATATTGAAGAATCTTTGTTACAAGCTTGAACTCATCTTCTGCAGGAACTTCAAAGTCTTGATAGTCGGGCTGCGATTGGTCAAACACCGGCTCTCCACCGGTTAAAGAAACGAATGTCCATTTAGGGGTTTTTGGATACCTAAAATAATTTGCATCAACTTCGTTTGGAAGATTAATAGTGGAAGGGAACACAGTAAGTATACTCCCCTCTTGTGTATAAGCAGGATATTGTTCAGTTGGTGATGTAAGATTTGATGTGGTAAGCATTGTGATTTTATTATGCGTTACCTTCTCTGCTTCTCCCTTAAATATACGTGGAACTACCGATGCGTCATAACACATTATTTTATTGATCATAAAATAATCAAACCCTGTAGTAGTAATAGACGGAAGAAAGAATCTGTTGGTAGCAGGTGCAACCTGAGATAGGGTTGACGTTACCGCAAAGACCTCCATAGCTTCTTCAATAGCCTTTTTTTGGTCAGCATAATCTGCCCCGGACCTTCGTAAATTCTCTAAATTTACAGTATTATTATACTGAGAGAAATACTCGTCAAAGACCTCAAGCTGCGCTTGTTTGGCAAACAGGTTAAAGTCTGCCGGTGATATGTACCCGTAGTTATTTTTATTAAGCACGGATAGTACAGTATTTCTAACCGAATTTATCATTATAGTCTTTTTACAAATATAAACAAAAAAAGAGGGTATAGAAATACCCCCTTTACCTAAACACTATGAAACCATTGCCTATGCCAAATTGCTTTCAAGCATCTTGAGGGCATCAATCCCTTCGTCCGTCTTCAGAAACTCAGCAACAGTAGAGTAAGGGTCTTGAGCATACGGCACATTCAACATTTTCTTCTTGTTAGAGCCCGTATTAAACCATACCTCCTTTTGCCCGTTCCTGAACGTCAACAATTTATTATCAAAGAACACGTGTACGTTTGATTGTAGCTTTAGCGTTGGGTCCCCGAGTACATTTAAGAACCCTTGGGGGTCTCGCTTGGCAAAAATCAGTACATCTCTCTTAAGCTCGGGTGTTGTGAATCTCGATGGGTCTTTGCCAAAGAGCACCCTTGATACGCTTTCAAGCTGCTCCAAGGAGAGCTGTCGAGCTTGAATCAAGGCATCTACCTCTGCACTAAGACTTTCTACCTCTTTTGCAGCGTCTTTCTCATTGTCTACCTCAACAAATGTTCTACCATTTAACGGGTGATAATACAAGAACTCCTGTAAAACAGGGTTATTCTTAGGAACGCTAAGAAAGCCGTTATCGAATATAACAGGTTCGACAATGGCATTACCGTCTTGATCGTCCTCAAAAGGAGTCTTTTGATTGACAGCGTATCGCAAAGGTCTGTTAATGTTGTTTTCTTCATCGAACCACAATAATGGATAACGTCTTGTATTTCTTGATGGTAGCGTATATGAGAGGGGGGCTACTTCCCCTTTAAGCTTGTAAATCCTGTCAGCAGGAACCAATTTCTTTTTCATTAGATTTTAATTTGATTAGATTAAAAATAAGGGGGAGTGTCTTTGAAGACACCCCACCCTATATATTTTTCTTCGATTAAGAACCGTAACGGAACAATACGAAGTTGTTAGCACCCAAGGTACAAACGCAACGCTCAGAGAGGAAGTTTACCTCCATTGCATCGAGATCGCTTGTTTGAGCACCACCGGCAGAACCTGTAATCCAAGTCTTGTATCTGCGGTCTTCTGTTTCAGAAGCACGATAGCGGACGTGGAGGAAAGGACGCTTAGCGTTCTTGCCAAGGATTTGATCGTACACCGAAGTAGAACCGGCAGGAACCAACAGACCTGTTACAGTGCCTACAGCAGCAGCACCTGTAGGAAGACCGCCACGAAGAGTAGGGTCGTTCAGGTACTTCCAATCAGACTTGTAGAAGTCATAACCTCTGCGGAAACCGCTGAAGCCAAGATTCAAAGCCATATCCTTGTCGTTGTCAAACAAACCGTATGAAGTACCGTTTGCTCCGTAGCTGTTCTGAGCAGCGAGCATATCGTCAATGTCAAAACTAAAGGCACGGTTAACGAAGATTACGTTCTCTTCGATAGAGCCTTGCTTGTCAAGACGAGAGATAATGCTGTCAAAGTCAGCAAGTGTGGTTGGGTTTCCACCGCCCCATACGTTACCACGAGAGTTTACTACGTAGAAGATACCTTCTGAACCTTTGTTACCGTAGGTTGGGTTCAAAGCTGCGTTAGCAACACCTGAACCTGACTCAGCAGGAACAGCCTCGATCATTGCAGTCTCAAGGTAGTCCTCAAAACGCAGACGAGTTTCGTGCTCGCTCTTCAAATACCAAAGGTATCCGGTAGCACCATTCTCAGTAGTTACTTCAACCCATCCAATCTGAGCCATATCAGAACCGCTTACAGCGTATTTGTCCTTGATGATGATTGGTGAGTTGTCGAAGATTTCGTCTTCTGCTTCCAAAGAACCGATCATTCCAACAGTTCCTTTCTTGAACTCAGAACCGTAAATCCATACAGAAAGAACAGCACTGCCTGAGAAAGTTTGACCACCTGCTTCGTAATAAGCAACATCAAAAGTAGCTGCAGTGGTATTCACAGCAGTAACGATACCCTTGTTAGAAAGACCGGTAGCGTTGTCAGAAATGAATACAGTCTGACCGGCACGAATAGCGATACCACTTACGTTAGCATCGCTTACAGTGATGGTAGCAGAATCTGCCGCAGCAGCAGCAGAAGAGTCGCAGTTTACATACTTAGTATGCAAACGACCTTGTTCAGCCCATTTAATCATATCTGAATTAGAGGGCATTTCAGCGCCTACCAAACGAAGGAAGGACGCTACTGTACGATTACCATAACGCTCAAACTCTTTCTCATAAGTATCAGGGAGATACTGATTTAGGAAGTTGAAGTTGGTAATGTAGTTTGTTGAGAGGGGGACTTGCTCCGCACTTGGCTGAAGCTGAAACCCCGGAGATGCTAAAACTGCCATTGTTGTAAATTTTTAATTTTATATTTTTTTAATGCTGCGGATTTTGAGACTCCTTCCGGAATCCGGTGCTACCGCCTTCACCTGCATCCCCCCTTTACTTACAACTTCAGGCGCTCTACGCTCTGACATATTAATGTTTTTAGTCTTACGCATTACGTCTTCTGTTGCGTCTGCCTGTCCTTGTTCATAAAAGTACTTGGCAAACTTATCAGGGTTCATTGCTATGGCTAATGCCTTATGGTATCCTGCAGCGTCCTTGATCAGCCCACTCTCATCCAAATACTTGTTGATAAAGTTTAATGGAGTTGATTGAACCTTTTTTAACTCTGCAGCAGACCCGGGAGAAAATACAACCTTCTTGTCATCAATGGAGAACTCAAAACCTTTGAAGTCTTTACTAAAGACTTCTTCGGACTTTTGGTCAAACCAATTGCGCTTACGCTCGTTTTCCTCCTGCAAGGTTTTCGCCTGTTGTATATACTGACGGTACGCCTCAAACTCTTCATTGTCATCGGGAGATAAGCCATTTGCTCTTGACTCAAGAGGCAGCTTGTATTTCTCCTTTTGTTCATTGAAGAAGCCCTTGGCTTCCGCAACAGCCTTTTTACGTGCTATCCTTACCTTCTTAATCTTGGACTCATCATCAATGTCCTCATCGTATTTGTAGTCCTCCATTAACACATCAATGTCTTCTTTGTCAAGACCCTTCTGTGTGGTGGCAAGGTATTCACGAAGAATTTGATCAGGGTCCATATCATCGTAGTTCTTGTTGACTTTAAGGAAGTCCTCAAAACCACGCCCTGTCTCCTTCTTAAATTTCATATAAGCAGCAACATCTTCAGGAAGTGGCTCAGACTCTTTACGTTCTGACACCAACTCATCAAAAGAGTTGATTTGCTTATTATAGCGTTTTCCGATATATGAAAGAACTTGCTCTTCTGTCAGCTCTGCCTCTTTCTGCTCCGTTTCGTTTGTTTCGTTTGTGGCAGGTTCAAGCTTAGATGTGTCTATTTTAACCTCATCTGTTGCCTCTCCGCTCATCTGCTTTTCGTGCTTCTCAAGAAGTTCTTTTTCAACTTCCTGTATACTTTTACCCTCCACCGTGTCAAGAGCTCTTACTTTAATTTCCATTAGATTAGATTTAATTTGTTACAAATTTATACAAAAATTACGAAATTTTTAGCGAGGTTCAAATTCAGCTAAGTCAAACCCATCAAGGCTATCCTCATTAGACTCAAAGTCCATAGGGGGTAGGTTGTTCTTTCTTTGATTGATTAGCTTTGACTGCTCACTATTTTGTTGGCTAATACGCCTTGCCTTCTCCTTTTCCTTCATATCCTCTCTGCTCATTAAAGCTGACTCTTTTAGACCACCCAACTGCATTTGATATTGGAACTCTTCGTTCATTAGCATCCGCTTCATCTCAGCCTCAGCTTTAAGTTTCTCAATATCAAAAGCCACCTCAGCCTGCTTAATTTGCATCTTAGCCTGAGCCTCGAGCTGTATCTTTTGCATAGCTGTCTGAGCAGCAATCTGTTGCGATTGCAATTGTTGCTGCGCCATCATAGCCTGCTTTTGCATTGCCATTTTCTCCTCACGCTCCTGTTTCTTCATTCGCTTGACCTTAAGAAGCTGATTGGCAAGCTTGATATTCTTGAGCTCACGTATGTCAATGGCATCCTCAAGGTTGATGTCACCTTTAGAAAGAGCCATCTGTATGTTCGCTTCAAGTTGA